TCAAACTCATATGTTCCATAACTGCCAGTTACTTCGCCTTGACTTATTCTGAAACTTCCAGTATGTCTGACATTCTGTTTTAACAAGGATATGTAGGCATTGAATTGACTTTCGGTTAATTGGTCTCCGATAGCATAGTATGTTCCATAATCGGAATAATCTACGATTTCGGAGTTTTCATCAGATATGAATGTGAAGTAGGTTTCTTGATTGTTTTCTTCTGTGCTTTCGAGTTTCTGACATATGATGACTTTGTTGTCGAGTATTCTGTCATTTGGATTGCTTGATGTGATTGTTCCAGTGTAGAATAATAGATATATCTTATAAATCTTGTTTGTGATTATTTCTTCTACTTGAAACAATGGAGAAGTGAGCATTTGTGATAATTTGACTGTAAAGTTGTGTACTGGTCTGTTGTGGAAGTATTGTATCTCCTTATTCGTTATATTTGAATAATACACCTTATTCACCTCTTGTTAATGTTATGTTAGTCTTATAGACAAAATCGATGCCACTGACTGAATGGCAGAAACCTTTACTGCTTTGCAAGTGTACTGTATCTTCAATCAGTGAGTAATAGTATTTGACATCGATTTTGGAAGTGTTTCTTTGTGTATCAAAGAATGCAGTTAAATTATTATTCTGTAATTCAGAATGTGAGTAACCATTGATTGTTGCAGTTTCTCCACAAGTGAATATACAGGAATTGAATTCAATATCGTAATCGTAGACAGTAGTGTCTGTTAAATTGAATTGACTGTTCAGTATTGTAGCATTACCATCTGTTTGGTATAAAAAGTATGGGTAATTCTTATTGGAAATCTTACCATTGACAGTACAACCAGTTACTTCCAAGTTTCCACCGTGTAGGATTGTCATATCACAATTACTAATATCACAATTAGTTAATTTTGTAGTGAAGTCATCTTCATTAGATAAACTTGCTAAATCAACTTGACAATCAATAACTGAACCAAAACCAGTACAATCTGCAAAGTTACATTGAGTTAACTCAACAGTTGAATTCGGTTCTTGCTGAATAGTATTAACTCCTTGTTGGAAACGAACAGATTCTGCTTTAAATGTTAAATCAGATGGAACAACAATTTTATGTTGACTCATAAGCAATACTTTATTGTTTCCAATCAGATTAACACTTTTTGATAGTGTTAAATCATTTGTTAGTTGTATTGCTTCGCTTAATCTACCATTTCCACCTATCTTAAACAAGTTTTGCAGTTTCGCTAATGTATCAATAGTTTCAAACTTACAATCTAATGCTACATCGGTTTCACTTGCATTTAAAACATCGTTGGTTTCTACGATTACTTTAAAACGAATTTTACCCTCTGATTGAATGTCTGTTAAGTCTAAATCGAAAGTATAATCATTCAAAGCATTATTCCAAACAACTGGCAAAGTCTTATCACCATATTGTACTGACAATTTAGTAGCATACTCACCAACCAAAGCACCATTCGGCTTATAATCCGTATCCGTACCCAACTGTATGGTATTAACTTCACCAATCGTTAAATCTTGATTACAATTAAATTGGAAGTCAGTTTTCAAGAGTTTGACTAAAAGGAAACCTAAAAAACCTGCATAATCCATTTCATTAAATCCAACAACGACTTTCTGAGAAAATGTATGAATTTCATTGTTATGTATGTATTTAAATCTTATTGTCTGTGCTACACTCAACTCTTTTAAATTCAAATACAATACATTATCTACCAATATCTTCGCCATATTATTAAAATAACTTGTTTTAAAAGAACCCATGTATAAGATAAACTTATAAGGACAAGTAAAGTCATTATTGGTTCTTAATTCAATAGTATCTTCCGTAGCACTGGCTATCCCACTACTATTCCCATATTTGTCAAGGATAATTACACTATTAGCCCATAAATTATTATCTATTTTAATAGTATATAACCAATAGAAATTACTATCTTTTTGCTTACTAATAGTCAAGAAATCAACTTTAACATTCTCAAATTCAGCAGTTCCATCGGGGTCAATAACCGCAGTATCTAACTCATACCACCAAAAACCTTGATTATCAAACATTGCACCGTTAATATCTTCAATAGTATTGAAAGTCATTCTACCTCCTCCACATCACCAATAACACTATGAAACCTAAAACGGCGAGACTTAACCATCACAGTAAAATACTCATCATCTTCCGTAACAGTAGACAATGCATTCCAGAAATCAATCTCTTCCCTTTCGGTTTCATCAAAAAAACTTCGTAACTGCGAAACAATATCCTCATCACTGTAAAACTCACTAATCATTCAACAACACCACCAACAATACGATGAATTTCACTATCCAACACAAACTTCCGAGTTAATATCTCAAAAACAGTATCAGACATCTCAGACATATAACCATAATCAATAATATACGGATTATCCGAAGTCAAAGTATTCTCAGATGCATCAAAGCCCTCCACATATGAATACAAGACCAAGTCAAACACACTATCCAAATACTCCGGAGTCAAATACTCCAACTTCTCCTGAACAATCCGAGTACGATAATCCTCATCACTTTCACCTAACTGTCTGACAACACCATAATCCCTGCCATGCAAATCCAACCAAGCACCAGTAGCAGACTGCAAGAACAATTGCTCATAGAAATCCTGAACATCACGATTATCAAACCATTCACCAACAGTCAGGTCTAGAACTTTCCGTAAAGGATTGCGAGGGTCTTTCAACTTACTATGCTCTGGCAGTAAATCCACCAGAGCATTCATGAAATCAGACATACTATACCACCGTTTGATTAAAAGTAACAGTACCGAGTTTCAAAACACCATCAGATGCCGGAACAATCTCACTGATGACATCACCATCATACAAGACTTCAACACTGACAACATCTGCGAAGACTTCAAACAAAGAATACAACATATCCTTAGTCACCGCTTCGTCAATGTTCAAACCAGTATACTCCATCTCCCAAGCAGAACCACCATCAAAGAATATCTGAATAACATCCTGTAACATCTCACTATCCAGTTCCGCAACAACACCGAGATTAACAGTCAAATCAACAGTAGTGTAAACCGGACGGTCAACAGTGAAAGTATGACCCAAGACAACACTGTTAACATTGCTGAATTCAGCTAAAACATCCAACAGGACACTGTCCGGTGTAGGTTTCACATCACCATTAACAAGCACTTTACGAGTATAAGTATTATCACTGACCAGTTTAACATCGTGAACACCTTCAACATCACCGCCCAATGCAGTGTAGTAACCAACAGTACCGAAACCATCAGCACGAACATTACCCAGTAACCTTTCACGGTAATCCTCATCATCTTCATAATCAGTTCCGCCCTCAAATGCTTCCGAATTATTAACACTAACCAAATCAGTATCAATACCAGTTTCAGTAATAACAGTCAAAGTACCTGACGGAATATTACCATCAACACCCTCAGTCAAACATTCACAGACCACCTCACCAGTCAAATCACCGGCAAAAATAGTCAAATCATCCAAAGTCACAAACTCCAACTCATTCACATTATCCTCCAATAATGTCTGAGCAGGAATTACATAATCATAATCCTGAGCGGTGCTTAAAGTAAACTGAGCCATACCAGTACTGACATTGCCTAAAATACGAGGCAAGTTAATAAAAGGATTAGCACCAATCCTATCCAAATAACTACCATAACTTAACTCAATAAACGGCAGTTTTCCAGCCTCATTCTCATCTTCCAATATCGCATAACTCATAACCGCAACCGCTTCCAACAAGTTTCTAATCTCAGAACCCTCATTAAAATCAGTCAGTTTAGTTTCACCGACTTCTCTTTTCAATTCATAATAACCAATCATCTGCAAAACAAGATTAGATAAATTAACCTCTTCACCGATGATATTACGGAATGTTACTTCCTCAATCGCCATAATTATTCATCCTCCACCAATTCAACACCATTTTCACTTAACACATAATTCAGTTCATTCACGATCGTACCATTGATAAGTTTAATCCTGATCACTACGGTATCAGTTGATTTACCATATTCAAGTTCACTTTCAAACTCATTTATTCTTGGGTCTTCGCTTAATGTTAAATCCAGTTCGACTTTCATCAAGTCCAAAGTGGTTTGTCTTCTTCTCCAACCGAAGAATTGGAGGAAGAATGAACCGTAGTCATAGTAGAATAGGTCTAAACTGTCTTGGAATGTGTTTAGTCTGTTCATTATCGCTTGTGCGATGTTATTGTCATATTCGGCTAATTCTATGTCGCCGTCTTTAAAATTAAAATGGGAGTTGATGTCAACTCCGTAATCATAATTGATTGCTTCTGTCATTGCAACACCTTATTTTATCTTAGTTCCTCTGTTACTCCCGCCTTTGTATCCGTAAACCTTATTGAATGGTTTGTTACATAACTGTCCGTTTGCAGCAGAACAATCAGTCCACCAGTACTTTCCATTAATCGTCATACGGACAATATAATGTTCGGTAGTGTACATAATAGTTGATTTAATCCCTGCACAGTTATGCATAGCACATAAGATATTCGCACCGTCCGCACAGTTCAGATAATGTGATTTGTAAGCTTTTTCATAATTCTTAGGATTTCCGTTAGTTTTTTGTGCATCGTAGTATTTACTCCAATGGGTAACTCTTTTGAATTCAGCATCAATCAGTTTGGCTCTCTTTAACAAATCAGTAGTGTCTCCACAGACTTTGGAAACCCAGTTAGTGACCCATTGACCCCACCAACCATTTTTATATTTCGTTTTTCCAGTGGAAACTGCATTTGTAGTTTTCTTTGTACTGCTTGTTGTTTTAGCTTTCGTAGATGAAACAGTCTTATTCACCGCATCTTCATAAGCCTTAGTCAAAGCACGATAACCATCAGTAAACTCTTTTGTCGTGGAAGCAAAAGCATTCAAGTCTAATGACATCTCTGCTTTGCCTTTCACATCAACATCAATTGTGCAACCTTCAATGTACCAACGAGTCTTTGAGTAACCACCATATCTTGTTTCAGATGAATTCAAAGCCTTTGCAATAGTCTCCCAATTCTCTAATGAAAAATCAGAGGGGAAATCCATAAATAGAAACTGATTAGTATGCACATTCTTCAAAGCCGGATTCCCTAATGGTATCTTGACTTTCGCAGTCAGATAATCCCTTGCATGCTCAGTGATTAAATCCTTAGCCTTCATTCTTCTTTCAGCTGTTGTCATTTCACATACCCCTTCATTTTCAAGTATCCTCCAGCTTTAAACTGATTGTATGCTTCGGTCGGAGTTGTTCCACAACAGTAACAGACCTTAGAATGATATTTGACATACCATTTGTGCAAGTCTTCAATCAGCACTCCGCTTTTCGCTCCACTGTAATTGTCATCATAGGCTTTCGGTACACGGTATCCTCTGAAATCACCATGTCGCTTATACCACATACCTTTCTTATTGTAGGTTCCTGTTTTACTTGTCCAACCTTTACTGTCGAACATTTGCACCAAACGAACGCCATACTTTTCGTGTTTGCCTTTCAACCAACCAGTAACAGGTTCGTCAATTGTCTTCGGGTCAACCCCATTATAGATAGTCAAGTTCACAGCATACTTACTGGACAGAATATCGTAGGATTTCGAATGTGTTCCTGCACCAGTTCCCAAATCAGTTACACTCCAACCATCAGCTTTGAGTTTCTTGATTATTCCGCTTTTAAAACCAGAACTTCCTCCTTTGTCTTCGGATACGATTATCCGTTTCTTTTTATTGTTGAAAGGATTACCATTCTTACCAGATGCAGATGTTGTTGTATTCTTAGAAGATGTTACTGCTTTTGTGGTTGAACTTCCACTTGAAGATTGAGAGGGATTGGATGTTGAAGTTGTGTTGCTTCCAAAAAATTGGCGTAAATCCAAACCAATTATTGAAGTGGCTCGGTATCCCCACCCCGTCGAAGTCCCGCTGCTCGGATTAACTACGACTTTGGTTATGGCATTAGTAATGTCAAATCCAAATTGTCTTTCAGATGTTTCTGCTACTTCCAAATGTAAGCCAGTATTTTTCCAGTCATTGATATTGATAGGTTCTATCTGCAATAATCCTTTTGAACTGAAATAGACATCAACATAAGCTTGAGCATGAGCAATTTGTCTGATAGTTTCTATGACTGGTTGGTTTCGACTAATTATCTTCGGTTTCTGCAACATCATATTCAAGGCAACTGGATTGCCCATATAGGAACCGGCATATTTCCATGAAGCCCTTAAACCTGACCACATCACACCATACCATTCTTTGATTTCATCAGTGATTTTTACAGATATAGGAACATCGTTACTTGTCATTAGTGATTTGAGTATCCTGTGATTAGTCACATTCCCTGCATAAACTCCCGCTAACTTTGAAATATACTGTCTTGACATATCTTGACATTTGTAAGTGTATGTGCCGTCCTTGTTTTCAGTGTAATCGTCATCAAGGATAATTCCGATGAAGTTTTCATGCTTAGTGGAAACTATTCTGACAAGGACTCTTCCACCAGTTAAATCAATGTTCATCGGTGAAGTGAAACTTGCGGTTTTTACACGGAAATCAGTTTCTTTGATTTGGTATTTGGTAAATGGAACTCTTGTCCATTTATCCGCATACTTTTCATCATATCCTCCATACATCTTATGGGACTCACTCATTGTGGCGATGTAGATTTGATAGTCATCAACCTTAGTCAAATTAGTTCCTGCCATCAAATCACTCCTTGACCATCGCATTCAAAGTCTTAGTATCCATTTTTCCGTTAGCAGTCAACTTATACTTTTTCTTGAAATCAGTCTGAAACTTCTTAACAGCCTTTTTAGTAGCATTACCATACCAACCATCAACCGCTAAATTACCTTTGCCTTTCTTATTCAAGTATTTCTGCAAAGTCTTAACACATGAAGTAACCTTTTTAGTCTTTGAATACTTCATCTGCGAAACCTTACACTTCTTCAACTGCGAATTCAAGGAAGCAGACTGTTTAGCCTTAGAGGTCGAGTTCTTTTTAGTAGTACTGTTTTTCTTTTTCTGCTGTTTCTTATTATAAGCATTAATCGCCTTAGTCGCACCCTTAGAAGTCTTAACATACTTAGACTCAACAACATCAGTATATTTAGTGAACTCCAACTCCCATAAAGAATAACCACTCTTATAATTCTGAGTACGATGCGGATTCTTAGTAATAATATAAGCACCATTCGGAATCAAAGCCTCATTATTATCAGAAGTCAAAGTAACCACTAACATGCTCCGGATAATCCAATCCAATAAATCAACCACATTCAAAGTAGTCGGATAATCAAAATGGTCAACCCAAACAGCAGCACCATTAGGACCCTGCTGACTCAAAGACGGTTTAAACCTAGATGTCCATGTTCCAACGAATGTATCATCATCATGCACTAATATAGTGATATTATACCTGTCACCTTTACCGGAAGCATTAACAAACTGCTTCTGACCTTTCGACAAATCAGTAACCTTAATATTCACATCAGGAGTCATCTCAACATTATCATCCATCACAACCCTTAAAGGAATTGCATTATCAATCCTATAAGTGTGTTCAGAATCAGTATATGATTTATCCCTTGGAATTAAATTAATAAAAGCCATAATCTATACACTCCTACCGGCAGTTCTGTTATTCCAGTTCATTTCACTTCTAATCCTGTCAACAAAGTACTGTAATCTGTCCTCATTGTCAATATCACCATTGATGACTATATTGATTTCCTGAGTATTGCCTTGACTTTCAGCAAGTCTTTGAATAGATCCATTCGCAAATTCACCTTTCATTTCACCAAAGTCAAGATTCATTTCAGGTTTGCCGAAACTGCTGACAGCATCTTTCGCCAAAGTACCTAAATTTTTGACAAGGCTCTGGCCTTCAATAGGCACTCTTCTTCCCATCTCGGAAACTTCCCAAAGCAATGTCCTCTGCATGATACCAGGGGAATGTGTATCCAATCCGTTAAGGAAGTTCTGCCATGCATTGGTCGCAGCCTGCCACATGATTTCACCAATTCTACCTGCAAAGTTCAATGCATCACTTATCATTCCTTCAAGTTCCGCTTTCAGTTTACCTGCTAAACCGGATATTCCGCTTGCAAAGTTGCTGACTGCATTTCTCGCAGCATTCATCATATTTGATGCTAATTGTCCTGCGAATGAAAGAACTCTGCTGATAATGTTCATCAAAGTTGATGCAACTGTTGCAGGTAACGATGCAAAGAAACCGATGAAGGACATTATGCTCGCCCATATCTGAGTTATTGTTGAAACTACTGTTGACCATATCATAGATGCTGTTGAAACGATTGTAGCCCATAATGTCATAATATAGGATTGCAATGTAGTTATTGCAGTTATCAAAGTTCCCCAAATCAATTGACCGACGAACAACAATGATTGACCGAAACTTTCAAGTGCGCCTATGATTGTACCGGAGATTAATTCGCCGATTGATGTCAAGAATTCCCATAATCCAGTCAGAGTATTTTGTAATTCTCCAAGCCAGTAAATCGCACCAGAGTAAATCCATTGACCTAATGCTACAAACGATTGACCTAAACCATCAATCGCAGCACGGACTTGTTCGTTATTGAAATATAAGTAACCTAAAATTGCCACCAATGCTCCGATTGCAAGGATTAGTATTCCGATTGGATTTGCATCCATTGCTATATTCAAAGCCCATTGTGCTGCTGCGGCAGCATATTCAGCAACAGTGGAAGCAATTAATGCAGCTTTCTCAGCAACCCACATTGCTGCGGATTTCAATGCATTGTAACCAGTCAGCAATACACTTTTTGCAAGTTGACCTAAACTGATAACAGCATTTTTGATTGCACTCCCAGTAGTAACCAGCAATTCCTTCCCGAAACTGGCTATTCCTAATATTGCTGACTTCGCAGAGGAAGCAACACTCATCAATCCAGTTTTAAGACCACTTAATCTGGAAACAAATTGTGCAATTTTACCCCCTTCACCAAATAAATTAATTAATTTAGTAAAAGGAGACAATGCGAAACCGATAAATTTAGTTACAGCTTGAATTCCAAGTCCCACAGTAGTTAAACCGGCAGACAATCCAATACCTGCACCGATTACTCCTTGAATAGGTTCAGGCAGACTATGAAATGCGCCTGCTAAAATGTTAATCAAATCAGCGGCAGTCTGAATTGCAGGAATCAAAGTAGGCAGTAAAGCTTCCCCAACAACACGGAAGAAATAATCCTTAGACCTCTGTAATTCCTCGTTCAAATGTTCATAACTGTTCTTATAGTTCTCAGTAACATCTGCACCATACTTCATATTCAAAGCGGAAGACAATACTGCCGCCCTACTGTTTTCATCCAAAGCTTGAAATGCTTTACTGGCTTCACCAGCGGAAACTCCCATTGCTTTTCCTAAATCATCAAGACTTAATCCGAAATTTTTCAGTTGTTTTTTGCCCGCCATTCCTGATAAGACCATTGTCTGAAAGGCACTGTCTAAGTTTTCAATAGGTATTTGTGTCTGAAACGCTGCTTTGCTGATTCCCTCGAAACTGTCTTCCAATACTTGCTGATTTGTGATTCCGACATTTCCCATGTTGATAAGGTGTTGTCTTACTGCACCTGCACCCCTTCCGGTTTCTTCCGCCATTGATGAAATCATGGAGCCGTAGGTGCTTTGTGCCTGTTCGGCAGTCATACTGGTATTGCTTAGTGCATATCCTAATCTCACCATTGAATCCTCATAGTTTCCAGCAGCATTTGCCATTGTTGTGTAACCTGAAACTATTTGTCCGGATAATTCTGCACCTGCCATCGCATCGACCATACTTAATGATTCATTTGCACTTTGGATTTCGTCATTTAATCCACTAAAACTGCTTTGTGCATTGCTTGCACTGTCTGCAAGGTTATCTACGCCGGAATTATCAATGTTGGAAGCACTGTTTGAAACTTCATCTGCACTGGTGCTTGTATCGTCAAGGCTACTGCTTGCGTCATCTGCACTGCTTGCAAGGTTGTCAACTCCACTCGCATCTATTTCGGTGGAACTGTTAAGGTCATCTAAACTGCTCTGTGCATCTCCTGCCGATGTTTGTAATTCATTGAGTTTTGCAGATAAATCTTCAATTTCGGAGGAGTCGGCAAAGGCATTTACTTTAATATTTAATTCTTTATCTGCCATAATATCAATCCACCACTAAAAATGCTTTGTTTTTCAAATTATGTTTTCTTTGATTGTTTTTCATAATGATTATTGCATTCCGTTGCAACACTGTTAAATTAGACATATCCCCATTGTTGAAACGGTATCCGGCAATAAACATTATTGTAATGTGTTTTAATTTGCCATGGTCAAGGTCTAAAACCCCATCATGTCCTCAATCATATTCTGCTGATTGACTTCAACACTTTCAGCCAAATCAACTCCACTGATTCTTGAAATCTCATTTGAAATCATAACAACAACACCGGCAGGCAATTCATCAACCTGTTCTTTCGGGAATTCATCGCCGTTCATACGGTATAATCCGATTTTCAATATTTCGGTTAAAAAGTTTGATTTAAACTGTTTGGATTTCTTCATTGCAGTAGTGTATTCATTTGAAGATAAAGGTCTCACCATAACTCCAACTTTTTTGTCAGTGTTTGGATATGTGAAACTAAATGGAATTTTTGCATTAACACCTTCGGTCAGTATTTGATCCAATTCCATAACTTCGTCATCAGTATTTTTGGATAAGGTTTCGATTTCCTCTTCACGTAATTTATCAACATTTGTCATAAGTAATTCACCTTTAAAATTTAGTAAGTATAAAAATAATCAAAGCTCCATTCAAAATAAACAAAGTATAATAATCAAATATAAAAAAAAGACCTACTCAATCTATATCAAGTAGGTCATATCATTATAAAAAATCTATTCTTCATATGGGTCTATTTCAACACATTCTTCATAAGTGAAACTGAAAGTCTTAGTTGAAATTTCACCAGGGTTGCTTTCCTCATCATTGGAAGCAATCAGACAACCTTTGTAGTTTTTCCTTATGATGTAAGGTTTATCGCCTTTGAATTTAATTCTCTGAAAAGTAGTAACCATTGCAGGTTCGGTTTTCATTGCTTTTAATTTGTCACGCAAATCAATGTATTGCTGTCTGCTGTCATATACAAGCTTTTCAATTTCAATAGTTCCACCGACAACATCGCTTCCTTGATTAACGTTTTCATCAAAACATTTAATCATGTCAGAACTGTATTCTGGTGTGTCCTTGAATGAAGTTCCACGGAATACTCCGACTCCACCTTCGCCGTTTTCATCGCCGCCGATAATAATATCTCTAATACTCATATTTATTGCACCTCGATAGAGTAATAAACGTTGATTTTGGTAATAATTCCATCAAAGACCAGTTTGGTAATGATGACATCAACACATTTTGCGTCTTTCTTTTCAACATAGTAATCGATGTCATTTAATAAATCCATTGAGTCAATGCATTTGTATTTAACTCGGTCTAATTCAGCAACAATCTGATTAGGTGTCGGAGTTCTGTTCCTGTTACCTAAGAACTGGTGCAATGCCATTTCCTTAATCACATAATCACGGACACGATTAATGTATAAATCTAAACCGTTTGGCTGTTCGGAATTAACAACAACATACTTACTGTTTCCACGGTCTAATGCTTTCAAGATAGTTAAACCTAAACCAACCATTGCTCTGCCTTGGTCACCAGTTTCAAAAGTATACTCAGGACTGATTGCAGTAACACCAGGAACTTGTTTCATAGTCATACTGTTACCAGGATTCAACTCAGCAATAACCTTAGCATAGTATGCAGCAGATTCAAGCACATCATATTCTGTACCGTTAACTGTCATGGATTGTGAGATTAAACCATAACACCATTCACCTGCGATTCCTGTTGTGGTAGTGTATGCAGAAATGTTCGCACGATTTATCGCTGCGACATAACCTGCCGGCATTTTCATCTTATGGATTGCCTGACAGAAAGTGTCAATGATAACAATTGCATCATCTGCTAATGTATCTGCTACGAATATCATATCAAAGTCTTCGCCTTTGATTTTAGCTAATGCTGCGGATAATTTAGCAGTAGTCAAAGTTTTATCTCTTGTGCCTTCGCTTTCAGTAGTGATGTTTACTGCAAGGCAAGTTCCACTTGTAAATATAATTGGCAGTACTTTACAACCATTATAGGTTTCATCAGTACCTAATGCAGTTTGTGCTTCGGTTAAACTTCCGAATAACTGTGGGTCTGCAACGGTAGTATCGAATGCACCTATAATTGCGATGTTGTTAAGCAAGCCACTTCTTCCTTTTGTTGGTCTTGATTGTTGAACAACTTCAATTTCTGGGTATTGTGCAGTCATAATAATTATGCTCCTACATTTAATTTCTTATAATCTTCAATGACCTTTTCAAGGTCTTTTTCATTCTTAATAGTCAAATCATTTGACTCTACGTGAAAAGCAACGCCGTTTTTAATCATATCGGATATTTCCATTTGGAACAGTTCTTCTTTCCATAAGTAAGGTGTTGCTTCGGTTTTCTTTTTAGCCATTTTATCATTCCTGTTCAATTTCTAAGTTATCATCATTAATGCTAACACAACTGTATTCGGTTTCATCAATATCTTTGGCTTCGATTTCAAGCATCTGCACGAGTAAATGCAAGCCTTTCAATGTGTATCCGCTACCATACTCATAAGTAGTATTGCGGAATTTAATGTATCTTGCAGTGCATTCATCGTTCTGCTTTAATTCGTTTTTGATATGTTTAACAACTGTTCTAAGAAACCTCGAACCACTAACATAGTTTGTGTCTTTGGTTTTCACATAAATATTGACCAAAGCACGATAATGGTAATCATCATAAGTTTCCTGAGTTGCTTCCAAATCAACATTTGCAACATAAATTGTATCGTCTTCCTGTGCAGGGACAGATTTGTCGATGAATTTTACATTGCATTTGTTGATGAATTCATCCTTTGAGGATTTGAGGATGTTATAGATAAGGAAATCGCTTGTCATGTCTGTATCGACATCAGTCATAAAAATTAACCTCCATTATAAACTTTCAAAAATAGAATCGATAAGATAGATCGTGTCATCAATCGATGGTTCGACATAAGGATCAGCTTGAATGCCTGAAACCATATGTCCTTTACTGAAATAATCAGTTCCACCATCAACCCAATGTAAGGCACTGAAAGTAACGGGTGCTACCCAATGGCTTTGAGTACCTTTTTCAATTGCTAATGGATATGGAAATCCAGTAACTGTTGATGCAGTGTTTCCAACGAGCCGGTCTTTTCCATCATGGAAAATATCAACACTGTTCGCCATCATTCCAGTAATGTAATGTTTCGATGAAATAATCATTTCCTGAAAACTTGACAGTTGGGTTGCAACTGCATCTGCCAATGGCTCTTCAAGGTTTTGCAGTTCTGATTTTTTCTCTTCTAAAACTTCACTGAATATTGACAGGACATGGTCGTCTTCGAATTTGGAAATTGTATCGTCCAATTCGCTTGTATCTGTTGTCACTGAAACTCTTGTTGTTATTTCAGGAATGAACATTTTATTACACTATCCATACATCGTTATCATTATTAGTGTCTGTTAAGTTTGAGATTCTTTGATTAATAAACTGTCTTAATGTATTCATTGCTGATTTATAGAGCAATCCTCCGTAGGATTGGATATATGTGTCTTCCATGTCTTCATTGTTAACACGGATGTTATATTTGTTCCATAAATTGCTTGCAGTCCATTTGCAGACTGCTCGTAGGAATATTCTGCCGGAGACGTCGGATAAATCATCAATGTTTAAACGGTTAGTATATGAATATGCAAGGTCTAATGCTTCTTCATAAAATAGTTGACATTCATCATTAGTTATTGTCTTATTGGCTTTTTCTGTTGCTTCGTCAACGGTCATGTATGGTGAAATACTCTCGTCAGTTTCATCAGTTTCAGCATTATCAGCTATTCTCCATCCATCCAGATTTGCAAGAATCATATTTCGGATGTTTTCATCATATTCTACGTTTATCAATACGATTCCCTCCATGTTGTGTTGTAAAAAAAATGATAAAAGGGAGGAAATTATCCTCCATCAGCAGTTAAAGTGATTGACAGAGTGGTTGTTTCGGAAGTGATGTTTGCTGTGTCTGAATAATCAGCATATCCGTCGCATGTTACTGTGATTGCAACGTCTGTTCCGATTGCGACATTTCCAACAGTACATCCTCCACTGCTCCCTGTTCCGTTAGCACATGATTTGCCACCGATGGTGACCATTGCTCCTTCAACAGGGCCTGTTCCATCTGTTACAGTAACTGCAATATCGACAGTTTCAGTTGTTTCTGCTTCGTTACTGTCGTTATTGGAAGCAGAATTTACTCCTTTGCAGTGTAGTCAACATCAGCGTATAAAACATCTTCTGGGAAGATAATTCCTACATCGAACATCCAGTCAACACTGGTTAAGTAGGATTTCATATGAACGTAGTATTGAGATTCAGAATCTGCTTCAAGAACTGGTCCGTATCCTACGCTGTCGGAATTCATTAAGATAATTACATCGCCGTAACTGTTTTCAGGGTCATCTAATGCATCTAATTGAATGATTTTACGTCCTCTGTAAGTAGCGTTTCCTTCATCATCAAAGACTAATTTGTCTCCTCTTTCAGTTTCACGAACACCTAATGCTTCAATTATTTTAGATTCCATTTTACTGGAAACATAGAAATCTGCAAGTCTTCTTTTACCTCTCTGGTAAGTGAACTGGTTTAACATTGCATTTAATTGAGATAAAATGTCATAACCTTCACCAGCATGGATTGTTGTAAATTCACCCATAGGGTGTTTTGGATTGGTTGCGTGTGCTGTATTGTATGCGGTTTTCACTGCATCTAACTGGTCAAGTAAACCAGATAATGCTAAAAGACCATCTTCGGTTGCATCGGTTTTTTTACCGAATATTGCAATTTGTTCTGCACTGAACGCACAACCTGGTGCAAGTAATGATTCGTATTTAGCAACGAAATTTTCTTTTTCGATATTGGTTTCCATGAATGTTTTTGGAATTTTAGTGTATGCTGTGAAAGCTTGAGCTTCCAATGCAGGTTTTAAGATTTCAGGTGCAACTTCGGTTAAAGTTGTTATGTCATCTAATTGTGCTCCTGCTGATGCTCCACTGATTTTATCCATGTTTTTGAGTTTTGGCCTTACTCTTAATGCTTGGATGTCTTGGGTTTCACCATTCATTTCAATGTATCTTAATCTTCCGAGCAATCTGGATTCTGCTTCGATTCTTGGGATGAATTCAGTTGCTTGTCCAGCAATTACTCCTTCGGTTACTGCTCCGTTATTGGTTAATGGTTTGTCCCATTTTACAATAACTGGAGTATTTCTTTGTGCAATATCTGCTTTGGTTATCATAAGTATTATTCCTCCATGAAATGATTAATTTGATTTAGCGAATTTTGATTCCGGTGACTGGGTCTCTGCCAGTGACTTCATAATAATTATTATTTTGCACTGGTGCGGTTTCCACAATCACTTTTTCTGATTTGGTGATTTTAGGACTGTCTTCGGTTTCGGCTTCGTCAGTTTCTACTGATTCGTCAGCTTCTTCAACGACTTCTTCATCCTTTTTCGCTTCGATTAATTCTGCAAGTTGCTCTTCGATTTTTGCAACTCTACCTTCAAGGTCTGAATCTTCTTTTTTGATTTCAGCTTCTTCTTCTTTTTCATCAGCAGGTTTTTCTACTGGTTCTTTATCTTTAACCGGTTCAACGGTTTCTTCGGTTGGGTCTACATTGTCTTCTTTTAAGATAGCAGGTTCTTCTTCTTTATCAGGTGTGTCTTCTGCTTTCTTAATTAAGACTTTGAGACCATCTAAGAATTCTCTAAATTCCATATTTAATACTCCTTTTTTTGAATTAGTATTGCTTTTTTTAATGTAAGCCGGATAATCCATAACATGCAATCCGTAACCATTAGCTCCACCTTCGACGAAACTGATTAATAACGGGATTACACATTCTGCATCAGGAACATCTTGGTATCTGATAGTTCCGTGCAGATTTGCTTTACATTTGTCAGCAATACGATTATTCAGGCTAACACCTTTAAATTCACCAGTCAACAATCCTTCTTGTATTTCTGGATTGTCAACTCGGATTATCGCATTCCAACTTCCAGCAGGCACTACGGCTGTGCCAATGCTTTCATCAGTAGTTGAGATATAATTCTCGAGCAATGAAACTTCCTGTATCGGAATGTCATTATGATAAATCTCGAAATTATCTTGATTGTTGAAAGATGTGAATATTTTCTTAATATCTTCACTGTACAATGTGTCCCCTTGCGAGTCAGTAACTCCATTTGGGATAATACAGCATTTAACATATAATGCTTTTTGTTTACATAATAAAACCACCTATAATGCCTCCGTTTATGGTTAATTAAAAAAAGTGAAATTTATTGGTTGATTTCAAAACTGCATTGGCAATTACAGATATTACTGCAATTATTATGGTCATTAGTGACGTCACCAGGGAACAGCAAGTAATCTACATCTCCTGTCTGTGAATTAGTGACTTCGAATTTTGAAGTTAAAGGGATGGTTTCGCCGTCCATTTCTTCATGTCTTGTTTTTTCAAGTGTTGACCATATCCATGTCTTTGTCTGATTTGGATTTTCGTAACCTTCTCTGTTGGCTTGTCTGTTTTCCATTATTGCAGTTTCATAATCAAACCTATTGGTCTTGTATCTTTCAAGGTCTCTTGAAAGTTGATTTAATTCTTTGTAAGTGTATTTTTTATTATATGATGCTCCTCTTTCAAGATTCATTTCCAACCATGCCTGTCTCCTTGTTGCGGGCAGTTCCTTATTTTCAGTTATGCATTTTTCAAGGACTGCTTTGCGACTTGTCTGCCTTGGGAGCTTTTCAATCAAAGCATTGTATTTCTGAATATTGACGTCAGCAGTATTCAATACATTTTCTATATAATCTAAATTTTTAACAATTCTTTCAGCTTCAATTTTACTTAAATCATTGCTGACATTCATTATTGCTTTTCTTGCTTCACTTTCCATTTCCGGAGTTCTTGTCACTACGGAATGTGACAGTATTCTTTGCAAGTCTTTCTGAGATGCAAGTAAGTTATAATGATGAATTTCATCTTGGATATTTTCTTCTTTGTAAGGATCATAAATGTCACTTGAATATTCATCATTCCATTCACTTATTTTCTTATCAATCAGCCGGTTGTTTGTGAATTGAATTAATGTATATGTCCTGTGCCTTGCTTTTTGGATTACTGCAATCCTTTTGTTTGCAAGATAGTTTTTATAGTCATGCTTATTGGTGAGTCTCATTTAATTTCGCCTCTACTTCTTCGATTAAGGCTAAATCATTTTCATTTAAAGCTCCGGTGAGTTCTGGCAGTTTTCTATAATCCCATATTTCCGGATTGATTGTGAAGTCGTACTCTTGAATGTCTATTGCGTTTAAGTATTCACTTAATCCTGTGATGAATTGTTTTAAGGTTAATGCTCCGTCATTCCATGCTTGGCTGATTAATCCTACTTCGATTTCTTTTCTGCTACTGAATATTGGTGTAGATATATCTACATTAACTGGAATGCTGTATAATTCCATGATTAATTCTCTGATGAATTGCTTAACTGGTTTGTTTTCATTTTTTAGGTTTAATGTGTATATTTCCCATATTGATTTAGTTTTATCAGAGTTCATGCTTTCTTTGTCTGTATTAATCATTAATCGGACCAATGGTATGTTGTAATCGTTTAATACTGATTGCTGACATTTTTCCGAGATGTCCATCAGGTAACTTTGATTGTTATTTGTTAAGCTGACATAATCCATTGATAATGGTCTGTTGGATTCTGTGAATATTACGGCAGTTCCTCCGTTTGCACCTTGCAGTTCGTCTTTGATTACTTCTTCTCTTGCTTTCACTTGTATGACATTTCCGTCTGCATCGTATTTTATAGGTTTTGCAATTTGCGGTTCGAGATTGATGTTCAATACTCCACTGGAAATATTACCGTTGCTGATTGTTTTGTAATCTCCAGATGTGATTGCAATTTCTGTTAATATTTTTTTATAATCCTGCACCCATTTCGGCAGACTGAAAAACTGATAGATATTGTCTCCACCTAAAAGACTGGCGTATCCGAGTTTGTTACCTTCAAAATATTGTAGTTCGTCAGGATAATCTTCGCCCATGATTTTAAAGTATTTTGTTGTAGCATTGATTTGTTGTTTAAGGAGATAGTATGTCGAACCTTGAAGTGAAATTTTAATGATTTTGCAAGTGTGAATTGGTATTTGTTTTAGTTTGAAACGAGTATTATTCCAGACGTATTCTACTGCACTCCATCCTGCATAATTATAATCAACGAGCATATAGTACATTTCATCCGTATTGTCGATTAGGAATTGGTTGATTGTTTTGACTTGATTGATTAACTTCTCATCAGGTTCGTCTATTGTGTCTGGTGTTAATGTTATGTCATTGTATATTATGTCTGCCGCCAATATTCTGCTGCATTTTGCAACATAACTGCTGTTTTCAAATATGAATAAACAATCGTTCATCGGGATTGGTGGTTGTAATTCTACGGTGTTGGTCGCAGTGTCTTTGTTTTCAGATTGGAATACTCCTTTGTTTCGGAGATTATCTGCAATGCTTTTTTCAATTTTTGCAATGTTCCTGTCGACTGGAATTCCTTCAATAATCATAAATTTTATGCTCCTATTCTTCCACCACTTGTTATGGTGGTTTGGTTTGTAAGTAAATCGTCCATTGCGATGTATGCGTAACTTAAACTGTCGAGTTCATCAGGACTGGAATAATTTTTCATAACTTCCTTTTTTGGATGAACATAGACATATTGGTTGAATAAACTGTTGAGTGGATTGTACTCTTCAACAGTATATGAGAGTAATGCTTCATTAAAAAATAGTTTATCTTCTTTCACTGCATTTGCATGGGGTCTTGCTCTTGTATATTTGCTTCCAGTATTGCTTGCCGGAGTGTCTATGATGCTATTCGGATTAATCAAATCGCCTAATATCTGCACCCAATACTTCAATGCATCTTCACTTCGGCTTCCTGGTTCTCTTTCAAAGTTCACCATTACTGGATTGTATTTCATGTTTCGGATTATGAAGTTCCTGACCTCTTCTTCAATCATGCTGTTGTCAGGTGTTGCCATAATATCTGTGAGCATTAGTTTGTCATTGGTGAAATAAGTCAAGCAAGTAACACTGAATTTATCAGTTCCGCTCCCAGCAGGGTCAATTCCAATTGTGCTGAATACTGGCTTGAAAGTTTCATCCAATCTGATAACATTCTGGTTAACTCTTTCAAGACTCATTAACAATCCTTTTGTAATTACTGCATCCCAGTCTCCATGCATTAACTGTCTTTTAGTTAACTCATCCAGTTTTTCAAGGGATTTAGTGTACTCTTCTGTATCTAAATAAATATTGTCAAGATAACTTGAAGGTATAAATGGAACGTCTCCGAGTATGAATTTCTTTTTAACCCAGTCATGTCCACGACCACCAGGGTTGGTGCCGGCTCTCATCCTTATTGGAATATTTGATTTTTTCAGCTTCCTTAATCTTGAATGCAAGTAAGTGTATTGTTTTTCTGTGAATTGGGTTAATTCATCAAACCCGACAAATTGAAGTTCTGCACCTTGATACTGGTCAAGGTCGTTGTCATGGCTGAGATAACCGAAAGTTAATGTTGCACCGGATGGGAATGTAAATGTTTTAGTGTCACCATTCCACTTCACTATGCCTTCCTGTACAAAGGGATCTAACCATTTTTTTGCCCTGTCCATTATTGCACCAGGACGGGATAAATCCTGATAACTTCGCCTTAACAGTAGTGCAGAGTATGGGTTGTGCCATCTTCCATCTTCTAATTGTATGCAGTATTCTTCGCCGACATATTGTAAGGCAGCCATTAATAATGCATCTGATTTTCCACCACCAGCCATTCCTCCATATAGTAGTTCTTCGGCCGAGTATGTGAGGAAATCTACTTGTTGGTCGAAAGGGTCATGCGGTATGTAAGGATTGTTGTAGACTGTATCAGTCAGGTTCCGCATTTGTTGTGCGCATTCTTCTTTCGATAAATCGTTCAAATGTATCTGCATGCTCATTCACTATTTCTTCGGTGGATTTAACTGGTAGGTTTAGATTGGTGTTGATGTTCTCGGATTCTATTTGTTGTTTGTCGTTGATTTTTTCAGGTTTTTCTAGGTCTCTGAGTATTTGGGATTGCATTTGTCTTATTGCTCTTGGGTTGTCTTGCAATATTTTAGTTGCCTGTTTCACCGTCATGTCTTCTGGGATTTCCAGTTTGCCAGTGTCTGGTAGTACTCCGAGGTAGATTAATGCGATTTGGCTTAAAGTGTATAGTGCATCTAATTGAGTTTTTGCGTTTTTGTAATCGTTGTCTATGAATTCTTGGTAGCGTTGTTGTTGGAGTTTTTCTCTTTGTCTGGTGTCGTGGTCTTCTTTGTTTCTTTTACGCTCTTTCCATTTAAACAACTTAGCTATATTAGCTACTGTAGTTTTTGAAGTGTTGAATTTGTCTGCTATTTGCTGATAAGTACAACCATCATTTAACCAGTACTGGAACCATTTAAAGGAACCATTTTCAACAGATACTCCACTTTTGTTATTGGGATTGGGTACTTCAATGGGATGTCTCCAATCGTATTCATATGTTGGTTCCTCCATACATCTTAATCTCCTTTAAAAGTTCACATAAGTTCACATAAGTTCACATGAAATGATTTAAAAAAAAATAATAAGTTTTAATTGATTTTTACTGCTTTTCCGCCCGTGAATGTTTCCCAACGGTTGATTATTATTTGGCAGTAGTATGGGTCTAGTTCCATCATGTAGCAGTTTCGGTT